ATTTACATAACACAGTAAATACTGAGCAGTTGTTGACAAAGCAGGTTTCAAAGTCTTTCTTAATACAAATGATGTGCTGTTGCCCGTAATGGATTCTTCGGAAGCATCAATTACTGTAGTTACTTTACTTTTTCGAATCAATCCACCAAATTTACTAATATTGTTGGTATCTCTATACTGAGTCAAGTTTTCAATAATTACATTTCTGATCTGCTCAGTAGTCAAATTAGTATCAGTTGTTCTATAATATACTTTTGATCTAACAAGAACCTCAACAATAGAAGGATCAACAATCACAGGTGTCACAGAAGCAACTGTATACTTCTTAAGTTTAGTCAGAATATCTCTTTTTGTCGAATTACTCAAAACATCACTATATTTTGGTTTAATCGCAATCTTTACTCTACCATACTCAGGGGGATCTTCACTTTCACCTCCGTAAACAATAATATCAGCAATTGCTGAGTAAAGTTTTTGAGTGATGATCTTATAATCATTCAAAGTAACTGCTCTATTCTGAGAAGCATAGAATTGAGGGGCATTTCTCTTGATTAAATCTTCATCCTCAATGTCATCACCGCCCTCAGAACCAGTTACAACGGTTGTTGTAACTCCAGTAAGTACTCTGTTAAGATTTTCATCATAAATCTCACCAGAAAATACAAAATTCTTGATGTTGTTAGCACTTGAACCCAATGAAGTCAAGTATGTAATTTCAACTATTTGACGATCTTGAAGTTCCTTTCCTAGAACTCCATCACCGAAGATTAATTCATATCTAGAATCGTCAACTTCTTGTACAAAGAAAACTTTATCCTGTGCTGTAACATCCAGAATATTCTCTACCTTTACAAATGTTTCAGTATCTGAGGAGAGAGAGTTTTCCCTTACTTTTACTTTAATTGTCTCAATATCTACATTAGCAGTAGGAATTATAAATTTCTGATTTGGTATAGTCTTATCTACGGTATAATTAAATGTTAAGTAAATGCCTTCAGTGATTTTTAACTGATCAAGACCAGCATTTGTGAGATAACAGATATTGTTTACTACTGGTGTAACTACATCTTCAAGAGTAGCAAACTGAAAAGTCTCATTTCTACTCTCTGAATTTGAGGCAATGAAACAATTTCCCTTTCTGAGAGTTAAAAACTTAGGTACAAGTCTCTGGTCAATAGCAGCAACACTACTGAAATCAACTTTTAATTTAACATAAGCATTTGATGAGGTTACAGATTTTGGTGTGTAACCCAGTTGCTTGGCAATTTTTACAATATTGTCCCTGAGTGAAGCGGATGTCAGGAAACTTTCATTCACTGCCATCGTTGTATTGAAGGCAGTATAATAAGTATTGTATGCTAGCAGATCGACAATAGCAGAAAGAGTCGATCCCTCAAAATCATAATCAGTAAAATCCGTATTTCTCCTCAGGTACTCAACCAGAGCAGATCTAATATCAGAATAATCTAGTGAACTAACTTGTGCGAATGCCATTTATTATATCTTTGATGAAGATGTTAGAGTTAATGTAGTACTGAAAACTTGAGCACTAGTATCGGGAATACTATAAACTACCTGAATATCATACTCATACTGATCTTCATTCAGATTAACAACCACTTCAAGCAAATTTACTCTTGGTTCATATAAACTGAGTAGATTCTCAACTTCATTTTTTATAGATCCAGCAGTAATATAATCAAATGGTTCAAATAATAAATCAGGAATTCCACTGCCAAATGAAGCGTTAAAGAACTTTTCACCCTTTCTGTACGAAAAAAGATTAAGGAGAGATCTCTTAATCGCATTTTCGTCCTTGAGAATGTTCAAATCCTTTCTTAAGGGGTTGGTTTTGAATGTAAAACTCAAGTCCTTATAGGATCTTGATGCCTTTAACGCCATTTGACATGAGATGTTTTATTTATTTATGGGGTCAGTGCCATCTCTCTACATAATCATCAAACCCATTCTTGCCGCCACAAGGTCTTGAAAGCCTATTTACTGGCGGATTATTAGGTTTTTGATAATTCAGAGACCCATAATCGGTAATTAACCGATTTGTGCCCCAATTTTCCATCATAATATCGACATTTCTGTCTGGATTTGGGTTGTTTGCCATCTGTTTTTCCTTTTTAGGGGTTTAACAGAACTTTTTACGGGGTTGCTATCCCGAATTTTGACTCCAAATCGCGGTTTTTATAAAAAAAATGACGAAATTTCGTCATTTTATCACTTTTGCTCAGTTTTTTTGTCAGGATGCTCTTGTTCAGACGCTCTTTTACCCACAACATAACCATAAGTTTTTGGTTGTGGTGCTTGTTGTTCTGCCATTAACCTTTACCTTGTCCTCGATAGCGTTTACGGGCTCCATTTCTGGAGGTTGCACTGTATTTAGTATGCTGACCTTGACCTTGACGGCTCATTTTTTTCTTCGGTTCGATAGTTTCCTTATTGGTCAACGAAGGACGCTTTGCCATTAATCTCCTTTGAATTACCTAAACAATATAGCAGATATCAAAATCTCTGTCAAGCATCTTGAGCATTTAATGGGAAGGATCTATTTGGACCCCAAATAATTCTTACTGCCCCACCCCCGCCGTCGCCACCACTAGTGGGACTAAGTGTACCTGTACCATCTGGGTTGGACCACACATATATGCCAGCACCGCCACCACCACCATAAGATCCGCCAGGACCACCAAGTCTTTGTCCAGTCTGATATTGCCCATTGCTTCCACCAGATCCTCCACCGCCACCTACTCCAGTGGCACCAGATGGTGATCCAGAACTTCCTTGGCCAAAAAGACCAACACCACCACCGCCGCCGCTGGCACTTCCGTCAAACAACCCATTTCCAGCATTGCCGCCAGCGCCACCACCTCCTTGACCAGGAGATCCTAATACTTGAGGAGAATAAGTGCCACCAGCACCACCATTACCAGTATAACCACCAGCACCGCCTCCACCAGCTCCAGAAGTTCCTCCAGATCCTCCTCCATCTCCAACATATCCAGAATCTACTTTTCCAAAAACATAACCTTCAATACCAAAACCTCCATTTCCAGCTACTGTTGTTGGACTTATGAAATATGATTGCTCACCACTTTGACCAAATTCATATAATCCAGCTGCTCCACCTTTTCCACCTTTTCCAACAACTACTGTATAAGTCTCGCCAGGAGTAACGGGAATATCATTTTTCCACCCAAGACCTCCTCCTCTTCCCCCGTATGCTGGATGCGATGACGCACCGCCTGATCCCCCACCAACACACACGGCACAAACGCTATAAACACCAGCAGGACATGTCCATGTATAAGTTCCTGGAGTTGTATATTGTATTTGACCAATAGCAAGTACGAAATCGATAACAATTAATCCATCTTGAGATGACCCACCATAACCAGAAATATAATCTGGATCATTTGAATACGGTACGATTGCTCCACTAGAACTACCAACATATCCATCTAATGTATATAAATCTTGAATTCCACTATTAGCATATCCAGATCCACCGCCGCCGCCAGACCCATCATAACTGTTATAACCACCACCGCCGCCGCCGCCGCCATAGTATCCAGATCCACCGCCACCGCCTCTCATTCCGCAGCAAAGACCAGATCCACCACCTTCACCACCACCATAATATCCGCTAGTACCAGAAGTTCCATTAACAGCACTAGTGCCACCAGGAGACCCACCACCGCCTCCTCCGCCGCTTAATGATCCACCACCACCAGGATAAAAACCAGTACCAGGACCACCAATACGATTGGCGCCTCCGCCATATCCTCCATGTCCACCTTGCCCCGCTCCGCCACCGCCGCCGACAATTACCTGAGCACTACCAAAATCAATAGAAGATCTTTCACCACCTGCTGCTGCTCCATATCCATAACCAAGTCTAGGACTTGGCGGACCACCATTTCCTGTTTTACCAACAGAGAAATAAAGAGCATCTGTGTTGTTTTCGGGGATCGAGATAGTACCAACAGCAAATCCACCAGATCCACCTCTACGAACAGATCCTTCCCCAGAACCTGATCCTCCAGCACCCCAAATTTTAAAATTAATTCCAATTGCTGCGGGTGGGAAGTTGTTTGCTGTTATGCTACCAGATGTTGTGAAAGTAAATTTAGTTATTAAAGGTGCTGCTACAGTAAGTATAGCAGTATCACTTATAACAGTTTCTGTATAATCATTACTTAATACGCATCTATAAGAATCACCGTTATCCCCAGAAACAGAAAGTCCTGCTGTTGTATATGTTGCACTATTAGCACCAGAAATATCGTTCCAAATAATAGAACCAGATTCTTTTTTCTGCCATTGATAATTAATAACTTTATTATTAAAATATGTTGTTAATTCAGCATTAACTGAAAAAAGTCCAGTAGTACCTTCTAAACAAAAATTTGAAATAGGTTGTTCTGTAATCTCGATATATGATGCTTTAATAATTACCCTAGAACTTTGTCCATTTGACCCAGCAGACCCTCTATCAGGATCATTTGAATTACTAAATGGAACTGTTGTCACATCAATAACAGAAGGATCATAGAATCCTGATCCACCACCGCCACCGCCGCCAGCAGAAGGTCCTCTGCCAGGATTTACGCCACTAGTTTGATAATCATAACCACCAGCACCACCGCCGCCGCCGAAGAATCCCCCACCGCCGCCTCCACCGCCAGATGCTGCCATGTTTCCACTATTGGATCCACCAACACCACCTTGAAGTGCTAAACCAGCAGTACCATTATAACCTTGAGTATTTGTGCCTCCAGCACCACCTGCGGACTGATCTCCTGGCTGACCCCCAGTGGCAGAAATATGAGAATTTGAAGCATCACTTCCAGCAGATCCTAGTTGCCCACCACCAGCGCCACCAGCAGATGCTGCTTCACCAGTATAGTTGTAGTATGTTGTAGTATATTGTGTACAACTATAAGGATATGACGCACTAGTATAAATTGAAAAATATCCAACATAACTATTAGCGCCATTATCATTTCGATAGAAACTTATATTTAAACCCCAAGTATATTTCGTATAACTATAATAAAATCCTGGACAAGCACCACGAGCAGCAGTACAAGAACCAGGATAAATTGAAATGGAATAATTAGTATTTTGGAAAGAAGTATTATAAAAAATCCAATATTGTCTACTTCCACAACCTGTAGTGTAAGCATAACTAAATCCACCATAATTTAAATAATTATCACCACAGAAATCATTATTATACCAATGACTAATAGTACCATTATTTGAAGTATATGTATAGCAAGTTCCAATATATGATGTGGTAACAGGATAACTTACTGACTGCTGTGAACCACCACAAGTATTAGTGTTTAAACTGGATCCACCAGCACCACCAGCGATCATCAGAGCATTTGTTTGACTAACTGTAGTGCCATTAAATATACCAGCATAACCACCACCTGCTTCAGCATATCTACCAC